GCCGCCATGAAGCCGCGCAACTGCGCCAGCGTGTAGCCGAGGATGTCGGGCAAGCGGTGGCCGTGCTCGATCAGGTGCTGGACGGCGTCGAACCAGCCGTCGTTGCCGGCACCTTCAGGCCCGCCGCGAGCACCCCGTCGAGCCTCGGCATCACTGTACGGGTAAAAAAATCGGCGTTGACCTCGATCACCTTGGCCGCCAGCAGGATCGCCTCGTCGGCGGCCAGCTCGTCGACCCAGGCCCGGGGCTTGCCGACCGCGATGGCGATGGCCGACAGCAGGTCATCGCCGCGCTCGCCGAACAGCGCCAGCCAGTCGATCTCGGTAGACGAGATCTGCTGCATCACCGGCGAGATAGCGCGCAGGAAGCCGGGCAACTGCCCGACCTTCAGCGGCTTGATCACCAGCGGCTCGCCGTCGATGACGAGTTCGATTCCTTGCGGGACAAGGGTGTCCAGATCATTCATGGCTTACCCCATCCCTCAGAGCTGCACGATGCGGCCGAACTGGCCCAGCACCGCGTCGAAGGGCTTGGTGCTGTCGGCCAGCAGCGAGCCTTCCAGCTCGAACTTGTTGTACTCGTCGGAGATGAAGGAGATCTCCTTGAGCGGGTCGAAGGCCACGCGGTAGAGCTCGACCAGCACCTTGGCGTTGCCCTGGGCGGTGTTGACCCCTTCGAGCCGCAGGTAACGCTCCGGCAGCGCCTGCGTGAAGATGCCGATCTCGGTGGCCACGCCGTATCCGTAGCTCGCCTTGAACGGCGCGGTGAAGCCGGTGGTATCCAGAAACTGGAGGGCACCGAAGTCGAGGTCGGCGGTGTAGTGGGTACCGGCCGTCAGGGTGGCCGGCGTGCCCGCGGAGTCGACGACCACCAGCGAGGACACCTTGGGGTGTGCGAAGAAGTAGCGGTCACCCACCGTCGGCGTGGCGCCGCCGATGGGCTCGTCCGTAACGGTGCCCGGCGTGCCGACCACGTGCGTGCCGTACAGCGCGAGCGCCAGGTTCTCCTTGGTGAACTCCTCGATGGTGAGGTTCACGGTGGCGGACTTCTGCTTGACCATGCGATGGTCGAGCGAGCGCTGGCCGGTCTGGCTCTCGTAGTGTTCCAGCACGTCGGTCTTGAGGGAGAGCTTCAGCTCGGCGACGTTGCCGGGCGAGCGCACTTCGATGGGCAGGCCGGCGATGTCGCGCTTGCCGAGGAAGACGCGCCCTTGAAAACTGGCGTAGGTGCTCATGGCTTGGGTTCCTTGCGTTGGGACCGGGGAAGGTCGGGTTTGATGTCAGCGGGTTCGAGGTCAGCCTTCGGCGGCACGGCATCTAGTGCGGCGACGCCTTGGGAGATCAGCCAGTCGGCGGTGGTCGCTTCGACGTCGATGCGCTCGCCGGCCTGAAAGGCCTTGCCCGCGTGCGTGTGCGGGCGCTTCAAGACAAGTCGGGTCATGGGGTCATCCTGGTGAGGAGAGGTCGCGTGCGAGGGTCCGGTAGGTGATCGCGTAGCGCGCCGGGATGGCAGCGGCCACCGCGTCGGCGTCCTCGACCTCCCACTCGCATTCCTGCTCGCGGATGCCGAGCGCCAGCCCACCGAGGTTCAGGTCCGCCATCAGCGCCGCGTGAACGGCGGTGAGCAGGCGGTCGGCTTCGGTCTCAGGCGCGATGGGGGGGATGGCCCGGGCCAGGGCGACGATGCGAACGGTCAGTTCCCGCGTGACGCGGTCGTTGGCTCGTTCGGTGATCGCATCCGACTCGGGGAACACCACCAGCGCCGGGCATTGCTCTCGGCTGATGGCCACCGTGGGTGAGCGGTGGACGGTGGCGCCAAGCCCTTCGGCCGTGGGGCGAACAGCCGCCATCACCGCCAGCAGGATCTGCTCGCGGATCGAGTTCATCGCCACCGCCTACAGCCGAGTGAGATCGGCGCGACGCTCGGTCCCGTCGCCGATGGCTCGCACGTCACGCACTTGGTAGGTCTGGCCGGCGATCACGACGCTGTGCCCAGCCTCCAAGTCCGGAAGCAGCGACAGCGGATATGTGATCGTGTAGGCAGCCGACCGCACGAGCCCTTCGAGCAGGTTCTCGTCGATGCACAGGAAGCCGACCAACACCGTACGGCCGGCCACCTCGGCGCTCACCAGCAGACCCGCATTCGCCGCCGCGTCGTAGAGGCGTTCGACGAAGCCCATCAGGTCATCACCAGCTTGACCAGCAGCGCCGGGCGGTGGCACAGCGGCAGCGGGTTGGCCTGCGTGTGCAGATCGGTGCCACGGTCGAACTTGCGCGGCTCCTGCTTGGCGTACAGCGGCAGGGCCACCGTGTTGGCCGTCTCGTTGAAGTCGGCCGGCGCGTAGTAGGTGGCGAAGGTGTCCATCGTGCCCAGCGGCAGGATGTGCCCCTCGTCGGCTTCGACGAAGCGCCGCACCGTGCTGCCCGGTGCGGCGGCACGCCCCCGGTGCTCCTCGAAGGTGATGCCGGCGAACGTGAATCCCGCGCGCATGTCGGTGCGCAGGGCCTGGCCGTCCTGCCAACGGTCGTAGGCCGCCTTGACCTCGTCGTGCCCGGTCAGCGCATCGAAGAAGTCCTCACCGACGAAGGCATGCAAGCCCGTCATCCGTTCGCCCTGGAGCTTGTCGTCGACGTAGCGGGCGATGTCCAGGCAGGTCTTCTTCACGTCGAAGCCGCTCGCCGGATCGGAGATGTTGAACGTGAAGGTCTTGGGCGTGATTTCGAACTCGTTGTAGAGGTCGTAGATGACGCTGCCATCGGCGTCGAGGATCTGGCCCTTGAGCGCACCGAAGCGCAGGTGCTCCAGCGTGATCGCGTGCTTGTTCCGCATCGTCTGCAGGTGCTGCGCCATCACGCCCGCCACGGTCTGCAGCTCCGTTTCCGAACCGAAGGCCCGGATGCCCTGGACCTCCTCGGGCAGGATCACGTCGTCGTGCGGGATGTGGGGGATGGTGAAGGAGCGCACCTTGCGCTTGCCACGCACGCCGACGGTGCCTGGCGAGCCGGGCGGCAGCGTCGGCAGCAGCGTGAGCACGCCGTTCTGCTCCTCGACGACGACCGAGCGGAAGCGCTGCGGCTTGTCGACGAACAGGCCCATCGCGCTGAGGCGGTCGTAGTTGTTGGGCAGGAAGTTGATGGCGGTGGTCAGCGCCGACATCGAGAAGGCGGGGTTTTCGAAGATGTTCTGCATGGTCAGACTCCCTGGCGAACGAGGACGCCCAGCGACTTGAGTTGGGCAACGGCGGCCTGCTGCTCGCCGGTGGTGATGCCGGTCGGCCACTGCAGGGCGTGGTCGGAGACGATGGCGTGGCGGGCCACGATCAGGCCGTCGCTGCGCTCGGCGAGCGCGGCGTCGCAGGCCTGCATCAGCACGCCGGCGGCGAGCTGGGTGCCGTCGGTGGCGGACGGGTCGATCTGCTTGACCTTGCCGGTGGCGGTGACCATGCCGACGACCGCGCCGAGCGGCAGGTTCTGCCCGGAGGCCACGGTCACGCGGTCGCGCGAGTACAGGTTGGGTGCTTCGTACTTGAGCAGGTCGCCCAAGTTCATCGATTCGGTGAAAGCGGTCGGCATGTCAGATCTCCTTCTTCAGTGCGGCGGACTTCGCGGCCAGTTGCTTGGCCGCATCGACCAGCGGGTTGCCCGCTGCGACCGTGGCCGCCGTGGCGGCAGCGTCGGGTCCGATGCGGGTGACGATCTCGGGCGACGCGTCGGCCTTGGCTGCCAGGAGCTGGCTGCGTACCTTGGCCGGCGAGGCCTGGGCTTCCAGGAAGCCGGCGATGAGGTCGGTGCGACCGGCCAGCGTGCAGGTCTGGGCGATCTCGACAGCGTCGGCCACGCTCAGCGTGGAGGTGGGCGACGGTTGAGGAACAGGGCCAGCGCGATCAGCAGCAGGCCGATCAGCAGGAGCGGGGTCGGATCGATCATTCATGTAGGACTCCATCTGGAGGTTGCGGAAATGGCCCGAGTGGCTCGCCGCCAGATTCGGGAGTGGGGAAACGGAATCGAGGAGCTG